CCAAAATTAGTAAACTGAAGGAACCCCTTGACCCTGGTCGGTCCTGCCCCTTTCTTAATTTTAATTCAAAATTAGTTGGACGCGGGTATAAATGAATTTTGGTTTTAAATTACACTGTGTGTTCACTTGGCGGTGTCCAGTACCTCCCTTAACTTGCGGCAATACTCGTCCCGGGCTTGCCGCAACTTTGCGTCCAGTTCCGACTCCGACAGATGCGTATTCTCAGCCCGAACCTTGTCGAGCATAGCGTTGTACGCCTTGATAGCCGAAGGAGTGCAAAAACGCATATCGGCTGTTTGATTTACCCTTGCTCGGCGTGTCCTAATCCCCGACACCACACGAATTTTTTTCAAAGTGGGGACGGGACTAATTTTAGTTTAAAATTGAAAAATTTATTACACCTCATCTTCGTCACTGTATTCCCCGGGCACTTCCGGGGCATCAAGACCACCCATCAGCGTCGTGGTCAGCCAGCTCAGCTTCTTCTGCACCCTAGGTGTTTCGGTCAACGGGATAACTGTCGCGTCACCGAAACCCCTCGTGATGATGTACTTCTTGATCTCCTTGTCCTTCTTGACATAATAGAGAAACTGATCCGCCGTGATATCGCTCCACTTATTGGCAGACACTGGCTCCTTGTCAAACTCACCTTGCAGGGTAAGCCTGTCATCCTCAGGCTTGTGCCACCACACAGTGTATTTAGGTGGGACCAGGTACTCACGGAGATAGTTGTCCTTAGCGATGAACAGATCACAGCACTGCTCGATAATCCACTCGTGTGTAATATCTCTGCGGGTCACACCATGATTGTGCAAGAACAGCACCGCAAGCTTAGCGCCCTCGACGTCCTCGCGTGAATAGCCGTCGCGACCATTAAGGACAGCCTCGAGGACGCTAAAACCCGCTTTATTTACATAGTGGACACAAGCCCCCAACTTAACCATATCTTCCATATCCGGAAGATTACGCCATTCTGCCGCAAGCATAAGACCCTCATTGATAACAGTCTGATTCTCGTTACCAAAGAGCTGGTAAAGAGGGATCTTGTATTCGTTGTGCGGAAAGTAGAGAGAACGGGCAATCTCCATAGTAGTTGTGTGTACCCCTCTTTTGCACGCTTCAACCCCAACCTCGACATCACACGAATTCTTATCTTATAGAACGCGATACACTCTTACTCCGACGAGGACTTGTACCGACGCTTTTACGTTTGGGACTTAAAGACTTTGATTTGAGCGCCGAGCGTCGAGGGCTTTTATATTGTTTCATCTCTTCAACAACCTTTTTCCGTATATTTGCAACGCGGCGTTCCCACGATGGTGATAGACGTTTGCCGTACATAACCTCCATCATATTAACATTGGCGCGCGATCCTTCACGGACAGAAACGTTTCGTGAACCATGAGGAGGAAATATGGAGTGTGTGCCGAACTTATAGTTCACCTCGCGATTGCGAAACGCTTCACGTTCAGTCTTTGAAGATTTAAAACCATATGACCGTCCAAAGTCTATAGCCCACATACTAGAAATGCGCCCAGATGGGCTTACAGTGACGATGATATTATTCGCGTGTAGGTCGCCATGGGACACTCCACGTAGCGCCATCTGCTCAATTAGATACTCAACTCGGCGCTGAACGTTTGCTTTATTGTAATTTGGGTGCGTTGAGAGATATTTATACAAGGTCATGGCATGTGAGTTCCCTGCACGACCCATCACAAATACCGTCATGCGATTAATACTATTTGCGGTCGGAAACATAGTCATTCTAACTTTTTCTGACGTTTCGTTACTCAATCTCTTCACTAATCCGTTTCCTTTCTGAAACCTAGGAACCACATAAGTTCCCTGTAGCTTCTGAAGAGCCATAAATTCTTGAGGCGCGTTATCATAAATGAATTTCATGAGGCGACCATTTGTAGTTTCATAAACACGACCGTTGGCGCCCCCACCCAGGTATTTGATAGGGACGGGCCAGTTTTTCTTAAAGACTGCTGCAAGCTTCTTGGCTAGTGTCAGATTTGACATTTATAATACGCGGACAAAATAGTTTATAGACTTTTTTAATTTTAGTTCTAAATTACACTTCACTAATTCTCCCCCACGATAGTCGGGAGCTCATCGCGACCCGTGACAAAGTTCACGATGTTGCTGATCATCTCCTGCTTCGCCCCCCACCCAGGGTTGTTATCGATCGGGATAAGCTCCATAATCCCACACCCCTTTGACACCAGGTACCGAGTCACCTCACCCTTATACTCGAGGACCGCTACGTACTGGTCCAGGTCTGTCATACAGTGCAGGGTCTTCACAGCATCCTCCATGTCCTTGAAGGTCATCGGGCTCTCTGTGAGCTTATTAGCCCGCGGAGCATGGAAGTAGAACTTGACCCGAGGTTTTTCCACCTTGAAGAACTCGGACAAATACTCGGAGTTTTCGATAATCTCCTCACACTTGCTCAGGATCCACGAGTGGCTCAGGTCTTCGCGAGTGACGCCGTGCTTGGATAGCATCTTCACACCATCCTCGACCTCCTTCACGCGATCTTTGCAAATCCAGTAACCGTCGTGACCCTGGACAAACATCTCAAGGACGGTGAACCCCTCGTGCTTCTCGTGAGGGTCGGCGCCCATCTGGATGAGCATCTCCATATCTCGGATGTTGCGCCACTCGGCGGTTTGATGAAGGAATGCCGATAGCACATCCTTGGGAACCTCCACAAATCCACTCGCGTGCAGCTCGAGGTAGTTGCGGATATGCAGAAGCTGGCGGGCGACATCGTAAGCGGTATACATCGTCTTTGTTGGTTGTGCTTCTCTAGAACAAGGAGTTCCTTAGTCACAGACATCACACGAATTTTTATATGCTATTGAACGCCCTCTTAGTACCCGCACGTGTCGTGGCACGTCTGGCTATTATACCCTTGAGAGTATTCTCATTGACGGTATAACCTGATGTAAGAGCATACTTTCGTAATCTATTTGCGAATTCACTATTTGAATTGGAATTTTTCCAAAAGTATGATAACATATTCTTGGAAACTGGTCTAGGAAATTTAGAGATCAATTTCTTCCTATAATTATTGTAATTCGGTCCGTTCTTATTAATCTTGTATACTAGACCCTGAGCGTTTTTCGCGGACTGTAAGAGTCTCATACCATGATTAAAAGAACCAGCCTGATTAACAAACTTATTGAAAATATTGGCAGTCATAACAGGTCTGGCGGCGTTCCGACGAATAATCTCAGCTCGTACTCTGGGTGCAAATCCTCTGTAAACATTTCCAACTTCCCCTTTTTTGAAAAAGTTTGCTAAAACATTACCCTCTCGCACACTGTTCTCGTTGTTCGCCTTGAGAGGTTTGTATGCCTTGGGTAACTGACAACTTGGTGCAATTTTGTTTGTAAATTCCTTGCGCGTGTACATGACCACATCAAATCCCATGATCTGAGCCCTATCTGTTCTATAGTTGATATCGACACTCATAAAGTGACGCTCGAGGCTCTCTTTCAGCCACCACTTGCACTCTATCTGAGTAATCGGATAATTGGAATCATATATGTACCCCTTTCCATTTCTGATACTACACGCCCATACATGGGGTTCAAGTGTTGACCCTAAAGCAGGCTTGACATATACTATAGCGCCCGTTAGGTCGTATCCTTTCTTTTCGAGTAATAAATCCTGTCTAGGAAAACTTTTGTCACCCCCGCTATACATGAGTATAGGGGTGGTCCAACTGTTATTTTTAAACTTGTATTGCCATCTATAAAAATTCAACATTCTGAAATCACGCCCGACACTGAACCCCAAGTGTCCTAAGATGGCTGGGAGTTCCCAAGATGGGAAACTGCCGCTGGTGCCTTTGGATTCGCGCGCCCCAGCGCCTCTCCATTTGACATTTTTCGTCAGGTATGCGTTAAGACCCGACTTGGGAATAAGACGACCGGGACCGCCTATGGCGCACATATAGTCGTTCAGAAATTTCCAAAAATAAATAGCGCTCGTCTTCTTGACGGAGCCTTTATAGGGACACGGGGCGTTGATATTTGAATTGAAATAGTTCCTCTCCCTTGGTTTCAATTTTGGATAAATCTCATGAAGCTTATGCCACATAATCTTCAAACCATTATCCGATGTTAGAAATATATTTATGGACGAATTGAACCAACACGTGTGACCCGTCTGACCCACTCCTATATTCATTACATTAAGATAACAAATTTAAATTTGGACATGAGAAACATCGACGCATAAACGGGAACAGTGTATATGGAAATGGTTCTCGATAGTACAAATACCTCTTCATCTTGAACATCTCACAATCCATATATTTAAGTGTCGAAAATCTTGTACGCACACTCGAGTTGAGGGTCTGCATCTATAGCACGTCTCTCATTACCATACACCTTGATGAGATCCGGCAATTCCGTTCCAGGTGTATCACATAAACTTTGAACAGATTTTGCCGGGTCCCATCCATTATCATGCGAGTGCTTATAAGGTCCCTCCTCAGAGTTTAAAAAATACATAGTCCGCTTGATTTCTTCCAGTGTCATTTCCTTTTGAAGAACCACCTGTGCAGAACAGTCCTGTGTCAAGTAATTTGGATCTGGAATTCGTTGAGTATCCACCCCCTTACTCCTGATGTCAGCTATATAGTCCTCCACCTTTTCAAAATTATTTAGTCTATCAAACTCGTCTCTCCATTTTGAAACAAAATTACCTCCTGGTACAGAAGCAAAGAACCAGTTGGCTACCACCGGATAGTCTGGGAGTGTCTGGTCCCTGGGATTCTCGTATGAAAAGAACTCGAAACCCCGAGTCTGTTGCTCATGGATGACCCAGTTGTGTGACCGCGTCGCCACCACTGACGCGTCCGACCATATGCCTCCGTACTTTGCCACCAGGTGAACCCTTACGAAATCAGCCATTCTCTGAATAAAGTCATTTTTCTTGCTTGAAAAATCAACATCTGGAAGAAAGTCTTTCAGAGTCTCCGGAGTGACCACGTGAATAGTAAAGTCGGGGCTAAACTTGCGCCAACTCTCTATCGACTTTTCAACAAAGGGTGGGAGTTTGTCCGAGTCCCAAAACGTCCAAATAGTTTTGGGAATTTCTTTATTAGTGAAATTGCTTTTATTGTTCAAAAACAATAAAACCAACACCACGAGGACTAGCAGCAACACTCCTAAACGCCACATCTGTAATTAGTTGCGAAAATTAAATGTATCGAGCAACTCCGGAATGGCACACTTATAAACATTCTGAATCTTTTTTAGGGTTGTGTTATAGTGGTTCCGTAGTCCATTCAGTGATTCGAAGAGTTCATCGGTATTGTGATTGGTCTGAAAAGACTGAAATAAATCTATCAGGACCGTGAGGTACATTTGAAGCACCTGTCTGATGTCCTGCTTACGCAGTTTCGCTTTTTCGCGCTGCTGAATTTTCTTCTTAAATTCATCCTCATCTATGTCACCTATCATGAGCTTGATGCGAAGGTCTCGGTTTTCATTACGACGCTCCTCCTCAGCGTACCGCGGTAAAACTACATACTGCCCGTGACCGTGAGAACGGTACGCATTTGTGACAATTACTTGGAGCGCTGATCCTTGGGGTGCGTTGAAGCGCCTGGCAATCGAACCCCAGTCAGGTAGACCGCCGCACGGCACATCACCCGCCTGACGCGGCATTCCACCGTGAGTTCGCCGGTACTCGTAATAATGAGGGTTGTGAATAGTATGCGTCTCGATACGACCAGTCCGCCAACTGAAAGCCGTGTGACACTGAGTGCACCACATCTGGTCGCACCCGTTAATTTTAAAAATCATAGATGCACAATTGGGGCAGTGACGCGAGTCCCTCGCTAGCATCTGAGCCGTCGCCACGTTATCAGGGTTGCACGTGTGTGGGGTGTCCTTTTCAGGACCTTTGACCTCGTGACAGTCCGGGCACGCCCAATTCTCACACAGACCGCACTTCCACGCCGTACTCAGGAACCCCCTACAGTCGGCATACGGACACGCGCGAACGAATGCACGCTTTTCAATTTCGGCTGCCCGCCCACCGTGAATACGTGCAATTAGCTCATTCTGGTGCCATTCGTGAGTTTCTATATCAATCATTATCAGATTTAATGTCTTTCGACACTCCTGCCCAAGCTTGTGCCGAAGTATGAGTGCTTCAAATTCCGTCGTGAGATTGTTAGCAACGGCAAGAGGTCCGAGTGGCTGATCTCTAATTTTATAACATTTTTGAGCTTCTTCGTTGTGCTTTAGGCGCATGACTGCAATCTCTTTTCCGAGCTTGCGAACCTTCTTTTCAAGCTCCACATAAACCTGGGTATCGGGCATCATACTCTTTTCACGCTCGAGCAAGAGATTCTCACGACGCTCCTTGTATTTTTTTGTAACGAATTTTTGAGTAAAATTATTTGAAAGAGTCTCACGGGTCCACCCCTTGCGACACGCCATGCAGTGTGCATCCTGACTCGTCTCGAGGAGATAGCGCTCATTACAATCGGTACACGACTCGTACTCACAAAAGGGACAATTTACTTTGGTGTGATTAGACTTGTTGAATACCTCATCACACACCTCACACCTATGAGGCATTCTTCTTCTCTTCTATACGCTTGGAGCTTTTATCTGTACGCAGATGCGGGGGGACGTAGGACTTTTTCACTTTGATACCGTGTTTCGAAATTACTACTGGGATTGCAAGTTCAAGCTCTTCATCATCATCAATGTCCGCCCACCTAACCTTTTTGTCGCTTGCCATTCTCTATTCAAGGCATCTTCTTTTTAACCGGCTTGATCACCTTGGTCTTGGTCACACTCTTGGTCTTGGACTTGGGGGGTACATAAACCCCGAAGATGTCGTCGATCACCTTTTGCCGCTCATCCGAAGTGGCGTCGATCACCTCCTGCCACGCAACGTGCTTCTGAATACGCTCCTCCGGCATACCAGCCTTGCGAAATGCCGCGACACGCTCCTCGAGCGAAGGCATGGTATTAATTTTGCTATAAAATTCAGCAATAATTTCCCGGCTGTATTCGATGGGCGCCTTGGGCGCCTTGGGAGCTCGGGGAGGGTGCTCCTCGAACCACTTTTTGCACCGCTCGATATAAGCCGCCCTCTCGCTTTCCGGGAGCGTCTTCTCAGCATAAAACTCGTATTCACTCTGAGGGGTCCACTGGATCAAGGGGGTTCGCTTTACACAGTCTCCGCGGTGCATCTGGGTGCAAATCTCTCCGACGCGCCCGGGAGTGCCCGTAGGTACCGCCCGCATTTTCGTATCGGCGACCCATGCCGAAACTGAGGCACCCCCTTGCTGAACAGTCGTAAAAACCTTAGAGACGCCGCCGAGCTTGCGCAACGTAGGACGCTTGAAGGTAGCCATTTGCTGTTTGCTTTCATCTACCAACTTCATTCTCTAGCGTCGACAACACACGAATTTTTTATACGCACCTTATAGATGTTGAAAATTATAATTCAAATTATTCATATACTTGTTAGGATATTTCTAGTTGCAACCCCCTTTATGGGAGGTGACTATTTTCTGTCAATGCATGCGTTAACTATTCCATTCGTGATGTTGCACTGGGCGACCAATCAGACCGTCTGTGCCTTGACAGAAATGGAAAAGCTAGTGTCAGGTAAAAAGGGGGATGATACGTTTTTTGGTCAGATATTTATACCAATTTATAAAAACGAATCATTCGTGGGAACAATTCTCAAGCCTATTTATACAGTAAAAGACAAGGACGAAGAAAAGAGACTAGTATGGGTTGGTTTAACTTTGCTATGGTTCATTACACTGTATAGATTGTCACGCTCCGACTTTAGTTATCTCCGCGCCGAGTTTGCCAGTATGCTCGCGAGGTTTACTCCTCGTCCTCATACTCAGAGCCAAAGCCCATAGCCTTAGTCTCAGCATCCTCGAGGTCGAGTGCCACCTCCTCCTCGTCAGACTCCTCCTCCTCGTCAGACTCCTCGAGCATAGCCGCCAGCCGCTGGGCAGCAGTTAGGGCTGCCGGTGACGGTGCCTGGGTCTCCTCCTCCTCGTCAGACTCTGCCGGCATAACCAGCTCGAAATCGTCACCGTCGCTCGTCAGGGGGTTACCGTGCGACTCGCACAGGTTGCACTCCTTGCCCGGGGTATCCAGGGCGTGAGTATGCAGAGGCTGCTCCTGCTTCTGCACCACCTCCTTCTTGGTCCGCTTAGGGGCAGGCTCACCGCTCTGCTCCTCCTCGTGCTGACGCTGGTGACGCTTGCAGAAGCAGCCACCCTTCAGAGCGCTAAACTTGCAAGCCTCCTTCTTAGAGGTTTGCGCCTCGCAAGTCTTCTTCTCCTTTGACGCCTCCTTGTCCTCCTTGACCGCCACCTGGATCTTCTCACCCTCGGCATTGGTTATTTCGACCATCTTAGGCTCGCGCTTCTTATACGGACGCTTCACCTTGACAGCCTCCTCCGCAACAGCCATATATTTCGCCTGAAGCTCTTCGAAAGGCAGCTTGTAATCCTCCGCAATCTTCTGGAGGAAAGCATTGTCACGCTCGCGGACCATCTTGTCAACAGCCAGAGCAAAGTTGGTAGCCATGTCGCCTTGAGTAGTAGACGGGTTTGGTGTTTAAGTAACGACGGGTGAGCGTCGAGAGTTGGTTGTTCTTACTCTCCCAGACCCAAACCCTAACTTCGACATGACACGAAAATTTTGCCACGTCATCACGTGAACTCATTCTCCCGTACCCACGCATTGCACACATATTTTGTACCGGACGAAATTGGTAGACCGGCGTGGAGAGCTTTGGGGTGGCATTTATCTTCCGAACCCAGAGGTTTAAAGAATATGGCTGATCCTGGTGGCGCTTTCATCTTCAAATCCCCGAAATCTGGAAAGTGAGTTTCACCGTCTGTAAAATCGTCGTTTAAATAAACAAGCAGCGTCCCGACCCTTTGTCCTCCCTTGTTTTCAAAAAGCGAACACGCCTCGGAGTCCTCACAGCAGGCGTCGTGATGCGCGCGATAATACGTCCCGGGCTTGTACCGGACCACCTGTAAATCTTCTGTATTCTCATAAGATTTACCAGTTAATTCACACGCCCTTTCTAAAATTTTACGCGCCACAGGATCATCCTTGGAGATCCACGCCGTCTCACTCGTACGTGACTCGTCCGGACCGTCCACCCCTACGACCGAGCTTCGTGCGAAGGAGCTATCTGCTTTACTAATTATATAATCACACTCATGAGGCTCTAAAATACCGTGAACCATTTGCGGTCCGTCCCATGGCATTTCATCCATTTCAAACCCCCTCGACCGATCACTGATTATCCACATCACCAAGAGTCCAATAAAAAATGACACGACGACGAGTGTCACTGTGAATCTCTTCATCTAATAGTACCCAATAATTTTTTAGCCTTGGAAATGCTCCTGATAATTCCACGGGCTTTTCTCGCAGCCAGAGTCTTTTGCTTAGATCGTATCGCCTTTACAAACTCAGTTGTTCTGACGGTTTTGGGTGAAGAAACCTTCATCTTTTGGAGTGCAGCGACGCGCGCCGTATTGCGCAGACCCTTCTCTGGCTTATTTTTACCGAGTGGATTTCTGGGCATAATCTTTTTGTACACGAATGAACCTGCAAGAACAACCAGGACATCCTTGTACATGTACTTGAGCTTCTTGAGTGGCAAACCGAATTTTCTGGAAAGTTCCGAATTTATATGTGTCCGGTTAGTCCCTGGAATGTACGCGAGCGTGCAATCCACAAAATCCTCCCCCTTTTCATCCTTGAATTGAATAACGTGGTACGTGCGCTTACCAGTTGCCGGTATGTGACTCTTGCGCGCGTAGCTCTTGATTCTCAGCTTGTCTGGGCGTATGAACCCCTTCATAAAGTTGTACATGATATTGTACATTTTGAACGAATATTTCTCAACCTCCTCTTCGGTCAAAGGGTGATCGACTGCAAATGTAAAGTCGAAATCCGTCGTGCTTGCCACCTTTTTGGGGATGGGGCTAACCCCACGCGCCATCAGATACAACTTAACAGCCATACCACCACCCAGTGATATAACAAACCCACGAGTAGGTATAGTCAGTGATTTGTGCGTTTTACAATATCTCAGAAATTTGAGACTGTTCATTACTTTATGCAAATAAAATTAATCTAAAATTAGAGTATGGCGGCTAACCGTTATGTCGGTATGCTCATGAACTCTCGTGAACAGGCACACGCCTTTCACCTGACCACCAACTCATATGCCCAGCACAAAGCTCTCCAGACTTATTACGAAGGTATCGTCCCTCTACTGGACTCATGGGCTGAAGCCTATATGGGCAAGTACGGTCGCCTCAAGCGCATCACTATGAACAAGAGATACATGTCAGACCCCAAAAAGGCGCGCGCTTATTTCAAAACCTTGCTCGCCCGTATCCGCCTCGTGAAACTCCCAAAGGATTCATACCTGAAAAATATTCAGGATGAAATTATAGCTCTCATAAGATCCACAATGTACATGCTAACTTTGAAATAAAGTTATTAAGTTTAATTTATGAAATGGTTCGAGTCGTTGTCACGACCACAACCATTCCAACCCGTGAAAATTCCGTCCAAAAAATGATTCAATCCCTCAAGTCCGGTACAGTCCAGCCTGATGCCATATATGTAAACCTACCTGAATGGTACCCAAGGTTCAAGTGTGGACCCGATTCTAATTTAGAACCAAAATTAGTTTCCATGGGGGTCACAGTGAATAAGTGCAAGGATTATGGGGTCCTGACCAAACTTCTCCCTACCCTGGAACTCGAGAAAGACCCCGAGACTTTACTGGTCATCCTGGACGATGATATGATTTACCAACCCCGATTCCTCGAGGGACTGGTCAAAGGATACTCTGAGTTTGGATGTCCAGTGGGATACTCAGGTCTGGCGTATCCTGAGACAACCATGCGCATGTGGGGACGCCTCGGGTACTGCCTGTTTCAGGGTCACGGTCAGGAGACTGAGATGCTTGAGTGTGCTTTCGGTATACTCATTCCACGTAAGGATATGGAGGAATTTCCTGCCATCGAACCCCTCACTGAAACATCCGAAAAATACATCTATCTGTCCGATGACTATTTGTATACCAAATATCTTGAACACAAGGGTCTCAAAAAGAAGGTGGTGTGCTATCCATGGGCAGGACGTAGAGGCGACGACTGGAAAACCATATGGGTCCAGGAACCCGACTCCCAAACTCACGCACTTTCACGAGATGATAACAATTTACACAACTTTATGATGGCTGGCTTAAGAATCAAATTTGTTTAATAGAAAAATGGACCAGCTACATCTTCAACTTCTTACTGAAATGCGCCCTTTGAATAAGTTTCTCATAGAAACACTTAATTCACAACTAAAATTAACAATTCCAGTTGACATCCCAGAAAATCTAACATATCTTGCAGAGAATAACAAGCGAATTTACTCCCAAAATGGAGAGGATGGTATTACACTGACCATATTCGACAAAATTGGTTTTACTAATAAAAAGTTTCTAGAATTTGGTGCTACCGATGTTTGCAATAACAGTCAGATTTTGTATGAAAAGTATGGGTTCACAGGGGTTTTGTGGAATGGATCCAAGTACGAATGCTCATATTCCCCTATTCATCAGGAGTTTATTACTGTCGAAAATATAAAAGAGTTGTGTGCAAAGTATGACGTCCCAGCCGAGCCAGACTTTGTTTCTATCGATATCGATGGCAACGATTGGCACGTTTGGCGTGAGCTTAACAAGGTGTGCAGACCACGCGTTCTCGTGATTGAGCACACCGGGCAGATCCCACCAGGAATTGATCGCGTCATGCCATACAAGAGTGACCATGTGTGGGACGGCACCGAATATCACGGGTCATCGATTGAGGCTCTGTACATCCTCGGACGCCACCTTGGGTACAGTCTGGTGTGCGCTGACAATGTCGGTGTAAATCTATTTTTCGTACGAAACGACCTGGAACCCGAAAAGTTGTTCTTCGGTACAAACGACGTAAAAACTCTTTACAGAATTCCAAAGTATGGTCTGCCTTACCGAATTGGTCATCCTACAGATTCTTTCAACAGACCATGGGACTCGGCTGCTGCGCTGTTAAAGGGTTAACTCTTGGTTTAATAAATGTTTCGCCCATGGAATGTCAACGTACCCAAGATTCGCGTCGGCGAGAATCGCGACGGTGGATACGTGATGCTCAACTCTCTGTTTGGAGCCACCTGTATGATTGGGTACGGGGTCGATGTGAATGTCGCCTTTGATAACGATTTTATTAGTAAGTTTGATGTGCCCGCTTATATCTTTGACCATACCGTTCAGCCACCAACTAATTTGAATCCAAAAATCATTTTCACACCCGAGGGCATCTCCACAAAGGATGAGGCGCCTCTTTTCACCCTGGAGACTCACGTGAAGCGCCACGTGCCTGACGGTGAGCAGTTTGTCCTCAAGATGGATGTTGAGGGTGCCGAGTGGGATGTTTTCCGGACTGCTGACCTGTCCCGTGTGACGCAGCTGGTTGCTGAGATTCACGACATGAACAAGGCACCTCTCGATGTTATTAAGCTCCTGAATGAGAAGTTTTACCTGGTCCACATTCACGGAAACAACTATCCAAAGCAGCCCTATGTCCAGCTTGACCGCGTGCGTAAGATGCCCACGGTCCTCGAGTGCACGTGGGTCCGCAAGGATCTCGTCACGGACGCAACCCCAAGCGACGAGTCGTACCCAACCGAGCTTGATTTTAAGAATGATTCCGAGTCCCCAGAACTCGAGCTTAACTTTTGGGAGCCTGTGCTGCGCCCCATCACTTTTGTAGCTCCGGACCAGTCCCAGCGGGACGCGATTGAAAAATTCAAGACTCCGGACGATCAGGTGGTGGCTGACATTCAGGAGGCGAAGCATTCGCGTATTTTTACTCTAAAATCAGGGGACCATGTTCCCTATGAAATTATCATGGGTCTGGATAATGTTGTCCAGGAGGGGTCTTTTGTGTTTCCAGTAGTTTCAAACGGTATCGTCACACAGGAAGTGCGTTTTGTGTCTGGCGCCACAGAGCCAGTGATGGGTGTTCAGATGCCCATCTTCAACATCACGCATTTTGACGGCATCTAATGTACTCGGCGTTCACTATTTCCAATCTTTTTCCAAAATTTCTTGCAAATTCATCCTCAACCCTGTGAATCCTGTCGTCCTCAGACATCAGATCAGTCCAGGTAAGTTTCGGAAGAGTGACCCAACCCCCTATAAAATCCCTGAGTGACATTTCCTTTTTAGAATCTGACTGACCAGTCGTCCCCGAACCCTCGAGGATAGATGTCTGGTGAGCCAGTGGAACGGTCACTAGTGGATGTCTCGTGTGATGCAAATATGCCCAGTAGACAATATCCACACAGTGTCCAAAATTGAGGTTATTCAGGAGATCGCGTGCAAAGTCGAGCGTTACATACTGAGCCTCGGAGCATCCATAATTTAGAGTTTGTACTGGGTTTAAACCAGGGTTCAGGTGCCAATTAACCCCGATACCCAGCTTGATAAACTTCAGACCTGGTATAGGCACAAACTGTGAATAATCCTTGTGCAGTACCACGTCATCCTCGAAAATAACAGCCTCGGGAATATTTTGCCTGACCATCTCGCTTAGTATGATATAATGCTTAACGGTACACGATAGATACCCAAGAGCCATGGGGGTCTGGGTCCGCTGGTGGAGCCATTTTACTAATTTTGAATCAGAATTGAATCCTGTGACCCACTCGACATCTGTCACCCCACGGTCCTGGAGATGCTTTTCAAGAAACTCACGCCGGTGAACCAACTTGGGATCATGAACCACAAAGTGTTTCATTGACGGATAAAGTTTTGAATCTTTTAACCCTCGGTAATATAGTTTCCATTTTTAATATGTTTGAAAGTTGTGTAGCCCATATTAGCAAGCACATAAAATGGGCTATATACATGGTCTAAATCTACAGACTTTGGATCTATGAACTGATAGTTATGTTCAAACAATATAATTGGTTTATACTTTAGAATTGTTTGCTCTGCTCCTTGGAGAACTAAACTTTCTGCTCCCTCTACATCAATTTTCATGAAATCAAGTCCTGGTAATTCTAGAGAGTCTAGTGTTTTTATAACAATGGACTCACCACCATGACCTATACCAAGACCACCTTTGTTGTGTCCGTTTTTAATTTCATCATACACTTTGTCGAGAGAACTCATGGTACAATTCATTTCTTTGTGACCAATCCCAAAATCAAACGTGTTTATATTTTTCAGTTTATTAATTGATACATTTCTGTTTAAAATATCAAAAAGTTTCTTTTGGGGTTCAAAAGCCCATATAGTCGCATTTGGATTGAAACGTCCGTAACTTATTGAGTGACACCCTATATTTGCTCCAACATCAACTACATATTCAGCATTTTCAATATATGGTTTAATCACTTGATTTATAAGGTCGTGTTCATATACACGATTATTGAGCATGTTCGAGTGAATATAAATATCTGTCGGGTCAGTTTCAAAAACACCATTTTTAGTAAATATCCAATCTTCGTTGTACTCGATATTCATACAAATATAAAGTAATCAAGCTTTTAACTTCTAATGAAGGTCATCATCAGTCTGACTAGTATCCCTTCCAGGTTCAAATATCTTAAACCTATTGTTGCAAATTTACTCGCTCAGACATGTCATGAAATATGGATAAATATTCCCAAGTCTTATAACCGGTTCCCCGACTGGGACAAGAGCTTTCCTCCATACCTCATCAATTTTGATTCAAAATTGAAAATTAATTTTGAGTGTGAAGACATGGGTCCTGGTACCAAGGTTTTTGGACCGGCACAATTTTTGGATCCTGAGGACCTGATCGTCTACCTAGATGATGACACCAATTATGATCCAAAATTAGTGATGAACCTTCTCAAGTGGTTCAAGACTGATGATAAATCCGCCTGGGGTCTTTCTGGATTTAAGTTTGAAAATTATTTTGAAAAGAGGTACCCTCGTCAGCACGGGGTTCCCATGGATGTTCTCGAGGGGTACGGAGCAGTCATTGTCAAGGCGGGCTGGATCCAGAAAATGACTGAGGAGTTCAAGGAGTTGCGTGAGGAGGCGCGGGCTGCTGATGACGTCATCCTGAGCAATTTGCTGACCAAGCAGGGGGTGACCCTCAGGACAGTCTATACCCCAGAATGTCACATAGGTCACATTCAACAAATTCAGTACGGGTTCGACCAAGATGCTCTTCACCATCAATTTCAGGGAGGTCATCACGAAAATTACCTCAATGTTTTGAAATCTTTGGAAGTTAAGGGCAAGAGTTATTTTAACTACAGGACATGATTTGCGATGGGTTCATGTTCTACAACGAGCTCGATATTCTCGAGCTCCGTCTTGAGCTTCTCGATCGTTATGTTGATAAATTTATTCTCGTCGAAGCGGAAGTCAATCATGTCGGCGGTCCAAAAGAACTATTTTTCGAAAACAACAAGCAGCGATTCGCAAAGTGGCTCCCCAAAATCACGCACATCATAATGACTGCAGAGGAGGCGCCCAAGGAGGAAAACCCCTGGTGTCGCGAAAAGTATCAGCGCGAGTGCATTTTGAAGGGACTTGAGGGAGTCCCAAGTGATGCAATCGTTATGATAAGTGACGTGGATGAAATTCCAGACATGAGTATCGTACCTTTTGAAAAGTTGCCCCATGTTGTGAATTCTGTTCACATGTGGATGTTCGAGTACTCACTAGATTACCTGTTTACGGGCGAGCCGTGGATCGGTACGGTCATCACCAACTGTGAGCTCCTCAAGCGCTCGGGACCAAATTACTTTCGGGACAATCGCTGGAAGTTCCCAGTTATACAGTATGCGGGATGGCACCTGAGCAGCTTCGGAACGCCGATGCACGTCTGGAACAAGATGCAAACCTTTGCACACGCCAGGGATGGACACCACGCATCTCAAACGCCCGAGCTTTTCGAACACTATATCACCCAGGGACTTCACACGGATGGCAAGACTATACTAATTCCTCGCCCTGACCAGGTACCTCTACCCGGATCCATTGAAGTTCTGAAACGGCTAAACCTGGGGAAGTTCCAGTAAAACGCGCCTTGAGTTTCAGGAGATTCAGAGCCTGTTCCTCAAATAACCACTTGAAAAAACTCTTTTTTTGGTCCCTATTTTCGTATGGTCCATTTTTGTCCCAGAAGCTTTGACATACAGGCCATGTCACCTCCCTGAGGGCATTCAATTCTATTTCTAAATTGGTGATCCGTTCAACCAAGTGCTTGTGAAACGGATCCATCTTACCTTACTCACGGTCTCAGTGTTTATTTACACTTGTAATTTATGCATATTGCGGCACCAACAGCGAGAAGAACTCCCAGCCATTGAATCCAGTGAGTGAACTTTTCACCAAAAAATACATACGCGGTTATCGCGCCTCCTATAACGATCATAACTTCCCACATGATGCATGTCCACATCATGCTGGAGGTTCGCAGTGTCTTGATCAGAAAGAAAAGGACAAGACCCCACGCCAGGATACCAAGCCCCAGGTGATGGTGCTTCCCATTATCTGTGTACCACTTGAGGTGTGCATTTCCAAATAATTCAGCACTTGTCATTGCCAGAACTCCAAGTAAGCTCATCTAAAGTTTATATACATTTTCTTTTAATGGGAACCCTTGAGTACCTGACATCTTGGGTCTCGATGCTATGGGTAAGGTGTCCGCTCAGTAGATTCGGTCGCGAGGTTTTGTTAACAATTTTGATTCAAAATCCGTTAGAATTGAGGATAGCTTTTTTAAACTATCAGATAAGGCGTATGATCTTTGGTAACTCATGAAGGCGGCACTTATTACCGGCGTGACAGGTCAGGACGGCTCGTACCTGGCTGAGTTTCTTTTACAAAAGGATTACGCAGTCTATGGTCTTGCCCGGTACTGTTCTGAGCGGAAGCACGAGCGCATCGAGCACCTCAAGACCAATCCCGAGTTTCACCTCGTCGAGGGTGATCTCACGGACACCGCTCGTATAAATTCAATCATAAATTCATTCGAGCAATATGACCTCATTGAGATTTATAACCTAGGTGCCCAGTCTCATGTCAAGGTGTCGTTCAGTCAGCCTGAGTACACTGCAAATGTGGATGCCCTGGGAACCCTGAGAATCCTAGAGGCGATCCGTCAGACTAATTTTACTTCAAAATTCAAATTTTATCAGGCTGGGACGTCTGAGATGTTCGGGAAGATCCAGGAGCCACTCCAGAATGAGTCGACCCCATTTTACCCACGAAGCCCATATGGTGTTTCCAAGCTGTTTTCGTACTGGATCACCAAGAACTACCGTGAGTCGTACGGGATGTTTGCCTGTACCGGCATTCTCTTCAACCACGAGTCTGAGCGTCGAGGTGAGGAGTTTGTGACGCGCAAGATTACACTTGGACTCATGGAGTGGCACAGGTCACGTAAGCCTATCGAGCTCGGGAATCTGGACGCGAAGCGTGACTGGGGTCACGCTCAGGACTATGTAGAGGCGATGTGGCTTATGCTTCAGCAGCCTGAACCTCAGGATTTCGTCATAGGAACGGGGCAGACGCACAGTATTCGTGATTTCATCAAAGAGGCTATATCAGTCATGGGTCACGAGATAGTTTGGGAAGGAAGTGGAGTCGACGAGGTTGGAAAGGATGGGTTTCAAGGCAATATAGTTGTTCGGGTGAATCCCGAGTTTTATCGCCCAGCTGAGGTTGATGTTCTCATCGCTGACGCTACCAAGGCGCGTGAAGTTCTAGGGTGGACTCCTAAGATTTCGTTTGAGGAACTAGTTAAACGGATGATGACTAATGATTTTAATGAAGATACTATTCGTAGGACCTAGACTCCTTGCGGGTATTGGGCAAGTGACAAACCGGTACGCTGAACTCTTGCGTTCCCAGGGACATGAGACTGAGTACTGCGAAATTGGTCACTCACCAAAAAAACAAAAATATGATGCGGGGTTTGCTTTTGTGTTGCCCATTCAGGAACAGCTCAATATTATTGACCAATACGCATCCCTGTGTCAGAAGATGACTTATATGACCATCTGTGAAACTGAAACTGTGAATCCAGTCTACGGGATTTTGCGCAAGTACAAGACTCTTTACGTGGCGTCTGATTTTTGTAAAAGCGTATTTGAGCGTCAGTTTCCAGATATTACATGGAAGGTTCTCCCACTTTTTGCGTATGAGAAACCACACAAAATGCCCAAGGAGGTGACGCCTTACACCTTTTATTCTATCGGCAACATGATGGATCCACGTAAAAATCTAAATGGACTTGTTCAAGCTTTTCAGATGTGCAATTTTGGGGACAATGCGCGCCTAGTGCTCAAGGCGACGTGTATCCAGCCTTTGCACCTGAACATCCCTGGTGTTGTTGTGATTAACGGACTCTTGTCGGACGATGCCATGGACAGGATTCACGCGAGTTGTCACTGTTATATCAACTGTTCACACTCCGAGGGCGTCGGAATGGGAGCTGTAGAGGCTGCCCTCATGTCCAAACCCGTCATTATAACTGATTACGGGGGACTGAAGGAGTATGTCAAAACGCCGTGGGTCGTACCATGTACCCTTGGACCCATAGGGTTTGACGATTTTCTATTCACAAAGGATCTAGAATGGGGTCACCCTTCCACTGAGGCGCTTGCTCAACACATGAAGGATTGTTTCGAAAAGCGTGTGACATCTTGGGAACATATACACACTAAAGAGCTGATGGCGAACGTGTGTTCATCGCTTTCACGGCATTTGCTGTGTGATGCAGAGCCTCTGCCAACTTTGCCTGCTTAACCTTGTTTGCTGCGTTCTTCAGATTGGCAGCCACCTTATTCAGACCCAGGTTACGCGCCTGGTTTGCGGCAGTATTCAACTGTTGATTGGCAGTAGCCAGGTTACCTGCAGCGGCATTCGCACTGCGAATAGCGTTTCCAGGCTGAACATTTGCTGCTGCGATGGCTGCGTTATTCATCTTCTCGTTAGCCTTTTTAATATTAGTAACAGCGGCATTCGTATTCTTAAACATTTACTTTTGAACAATATTAAAATTCCAGTCGCGCAGTGACTGTACGTCCCACGGAACAGTTCAGGGAACTTTCAGTTCCCGTCGGACCGAAGGTCCTCCTACGGAACTGACTTAAAAATCAGGTGAGTGCGAGTGTCCCTCGCCCTCAGATGAATTCACCCAATAATGCGCGCCATATATGACACCTGCGAGGACTATGGAAGACGCAAGTAAAAATCCCTTCTGGGAGTTAAGGTACAGGACCACGTCATCAATGACCTGGATTCCTGTAGGTTTCTTTATCAGACGAGGGACGATATAGACGAGTAAAAAATTAATGGCGACAGCCGCCCATATGATATTCCAATTCATCTCCATTACACTATTCAGAGGTTTTTGTTGCGGGCCATTTTCAAGACCATTTCCAAGACCTCAATCATTGAGACCACCTCGACGCCGAGCAGCTTCTTCGCCTCAGGGAGTACTGAGGCATCCTTGCCCCCGATGTGCAGCTTCTTCTTCGACTCATGGTAGTAGTAGAGACTCAGCACTGTACCGTCCTCCAGCTTGACTTGCCAGTCTGACTCTGTCTTTTCGTCGCAAAAGTTATTAGGGGGTCCGATCTTCTTGATGAGGTCCTCTTTTTTGAAGACGGCGTAGCCCTGGAGGCTGGTGTCGAGCCCAAGCTCACCCCATGCGTGAGTAGTGAACGCGCGACTCGGCACCGCGTGCTTGGAGCAAAATTTCCCACAGTCGGGGTGCCGCTTGAACTCGCACTGCTTGCCGTCCATCTTGGTGGCTACACATCGAGATCCGACTGGGACCACACGTGCACGCTTGACCCCAGTTTTTGCTGCAACAACCGTCTCAGCGGGTTTGGGCACCTTGTCCGTTTTTTGGAGCTTGTGCCGATTTGCCTCAATCTTGAGGGTTTTTTCGCGTGCTCGAAGTACCGAGTCTGCACACTTTTCAGGGTAGGGGTGCTTGTCTTCTACCGCCTGGTTGTACAGTTTCTGCCAGACTTCACTCCCTTTGCCAATAGGGGGTGCAAGGGCAGGTTTTTGAGGTAAAGGGGGCGCGACGTGCATACGAGCGTGCCCATCCTCGACTGATACCCGCTCGCTGCGAAACTGGCTGTACGTCGGGCGAAGCTTAGTGAGGTCCATAGGTGTTTGCTTCTATATCATAGACCATCACCGCAGCGTTGACAAGACACGAATTTTTTAGCGACTTAAAAAAATATCACCTTATAATATAAATGTCGTTCAAGATTCAGCAGCCAGGAACTGGTCTTTTCTGGGCAAGCGGTGGTGATAGAATTCGTTTGGCAAGCGAGGGTTCTACGTACGAAATTGATTCAGATGGTCACATTCGTAACGTAGATACGGGCATGTATGTGCGTCACCATTATTTTATACTTATGGAGGCATCGGAAATCGAGTATCCAGAGTATGATTTCGAGTGGACTATTGAGGAATCTGGACGCATATATAACGCATATGATGGCGGGCATTATGTGGTTCCAGACGGTGATTCTCTGAGAATAATACCAGTTGGTGGAGCTGTAATCTCATGGGTAATTGTCCCTGAGGTTCCCGCTGAGGTTCCCGCTGAACCCGAGGAGGACGATGTGCCAGTTTTACGCGCATCCGCCTTGATTGAGGAGGCTCTGAATGCAAGAGCCACGTGCGGTTGCGAGTGCGGCTGCGGACCTGATTGCCAGGGGTGCGAGTGCGAATGTGGTTGCCCAAAAGCTCCCACAGAGTCCGAGACGGCTTAAAAAATAACGCAGTATAATGAAAAATGCAGATCTTCGTAAAGACTCTGACTGGCAAAACAATCACACTCGAGGTTGAATCGGGAGATTCAATCGCCAATGTGAAGGCTAAGATTCAAGACAAGGAGGGCATTCCCCCGGATCAGCAGCGTCTCATCTTTGCAGGCAAACAGCTTGAGGATGACCGTACCATGTCTGATTATAATATCCAAAAGGAATCTACACTGCACCTCGTTTTGCGCCTGAGAGGTGGTTAAATTTGAGGAAAAGGGTCCAAATTCATAATCTTGTCAAAGAGGTTATAGTCTTTTTTATCATTGTTTTGAATAAAATCAATTAAAATAGGTATCACACTTCTCTTGGAATGTTTAGTTATATCACTTTGTCCACTAAAATGAACAAAACACGGGTATTCGTCTAATTTATTGTTATAAAATCTATTATTTTTTACTGATATCTCTCTCCATGATACCCTATACATGTTTTGAAATATTTTTTGTCTATAGTCCCGTTCGACATTATTTGTTAAAAAATACTCGGTAAAATAAAGTTGATCAGTCCCATTTTTGCAGGTGGTCTCAATTTCTGCGGGTGTTTTCCACGTGAGAAGTTTACGGATAGCACTTGCATATCCCATGTACCCCCCGCTATTTATATAACGATATTTGGACAGACATGGTATCTGATCCATCTTTTTCTTAAGAGATTCGTTTTCTGGATAACAATTGAGTTCAGTCCCAAATAAAATGTCACACTCGTAACTCAAAAACTTTTCTATAATTTCATCAGTTTTAGAGTTTATGAAAACATCGTACCCATCCACAAAACACACGATTTCATTGTCGGGTACATCTTTTATATTTTTCAACAAGTTGAAAATCTTATCATGATATCCATTCCATGTGTTTTCGTTAATACAATTAATATGATTACCAAAAATTTGGACACTTTTAGAAAAATTTTCCATTTTATTCATATCTGTTGCATACGTGTAAATGTGAAGCTTTGGAAGTAAGTGTTTTCTTTCAAATATTTGAGTGTTATGGTTAACAATATTTTCATCAAATTGATGAGATTCAGTGTTTAAAAAATATTTGTATCCATTTTGTGATTCAGCTTCGGTGCGAAATGTATGAATCCAACTTTGTACTATTGGAATACTTTTGCACATTAGTACTTCATAAAATCGAAAACTCCAAGGAGCATCACCGGCAGGACACAAACAAAATTTTGCTTGACACATTGTTTCGAAATAGTATCTATTTTCATCCACCTTACGGTATTGAGCTTCTTTACTTTGACTATCTTTAAAATCAAGATCTGGACAAACTGATTTAACAGTCCCAGTAAGATCATATAAACCAAGTTTATTCCATAGTTTTCCACCTGTTGTATTTATGAAAACAGAATTTGATGTAAAGTTGGTCTTGACAAAATCAAGGACCCAGTCACGGTTAGATTTATTAAATTCAGTAAAAGACCCTATGAATACATAGTCGTAAATCTTATCGTGTTTCAACTTTTGAATCTGTTCATAATATCCTCGCGAAAACAAAGCAATGTCAGGATTATTTACAGCAGTTGAGATGGGTTTCCCCGATTCTTTGAGCGCATCCTCCATATGATACTTGAGACCTTCGTAATACCTGTTCATTAACCTTTCATTATATTTTATTAAATAATATTGAACGCAATTGTAATCTTTGGTTCGTTGACCGCCGTGAACCCATGAATAAGTGAGCCATCAAATAACAAAAGTTTTTTTGATTCTAAATGTTCCACATGATCATTTTCTATAAGGTGGCTGCCTGGGTTTATGAATTTTAGATTCATTGAAGGTCTAGCATGAACGTAGTATACACCATTCATAACAGCAAGACCGTGAGTGTGAAAATTATGGTACTGACCAGGATATGTGATGCTTACCCATGGTTCAGTAATACGCAAATTTTTAGAGTATCCAACATTTTTACAAAAATCGGCTATGTGCTCGCGAATAAGAGCAAAGAGTGGAACGAATACCGGATTATCTAATATACTTTTGCGACATTTTGTGTGAAAATCAGTCACAGATTCGGGACCCTTTTCAAGTTCATTAGTCAATCTATAAATTTCCTCCTTTATTTCTTCATTATAAGCATCTGATATGTTTAGGCTGTCACTATAAATGAATTTAGAAAAAATACCGTTTATAACAGGCATCTCCGCGTCTAATTTTAGATACAAATATAGTTTTTAAGTTTAATGGAAGACCTCATCATCTTACTTCCGGTTGGTATTGGGGATGCTCTCGTGGTTAACGGTCTCGTGAGGCACTTTGCAGAAAGTTACAACATAATACTAGGGGTTGCTTGTTGGAACTCTAAAAATGTAAAATATTTTTTCAGAGATTTGCCAAATATAAGATATTTAGAAACTGAACATGACAAAGGATGTGCACGTGAACAACTTCCAGAAATGGCAAAAGAATATAACTGTAAAAAATTGATACTTGGTTACTGGAAACAAATAGGAACGCGCCCTATTGATGATGTGGGAAATGACCCAACGGATTTGTCCAACTGGGTCCGTTCAATATACGAAATTGACGCGGATATACCAGAGTCTATAAGATATTCTAAATTTCACGCTCAAAGGGATCATGAACGAGAGAATGAATTTTACAAAAGAATTATAAAATACATAGGAACAACTGATTATATAGTAGTAAGTGAAAGTCATGAAAAACTCGATTATTCTAAATTTCCAGAAAAGTATAAAGTTCTATGCATTGATAAGGGGGCGATTCCTGTTGAAAGCGACTTGGTAATGGATTATTGCAAAGTGATTGAAAGGTCCCATGCCTTTCATGGTCCAGATTGTGGATGGGCGTGGCTCATTGAAATGTTAGATCTGAAAGTTCCTAAGAGATACATGCACCAGTATCCTCCTTGTGCTCGCTTTAATTTTGATTTGCATAATTTTCCAGAAGATTATTTCAAGTCTGGAAAATGGACGGTGTTTAGGAATAATGACATAATGGTGCCTATGAGCAAAGGAGAACTCTTGGACAGAATTTCTATTTTAGAAATAAAATTAGAACGAATCTTAGACCCTTCAAAAAAGGAAATAGTTTCCCAAGAACTTGAACGTCTCGGCACTATTACAAATGAACGAAGTGATGAACTCAAAAGCGTAAATACTATTCTTTGGAATATAGAAGATGAACTTCGCATCAAGGAAAAGGAACTTAATTTTGATTCAGAATTTACATGGCTTGCACGACTTGTCTATAAATGGAATGATAAAAGACACGAGTTTAAAAAATGTTCAGAACAAAAGCAGCATACAAAATACAAAAAAAAGAAGCCTGATATGCTTATACTGGCACCGTTAGGGTTTGGGGATGCCCTTATTATTAATGGTCTCATAAGAGAATTTGCTGAACGGTATGATATAATTTTTGGAATAGAAGACTTTTATAAAACAAATATACCTTACATGTTCAGGGATCTCACAAATATCAAGTATATCGTATCGACTGACCAGGATTCTAGGGATCCCAAGATTCAACTCGCTGAAAAGGGTCTTGAAATGACATGTGAAAAAGTTTATGTAGGGTACATGAAACAACTCAAGGATCGGTTAATACCAAATAGATGTGTAGGATACAATGGTCAGGATAAAAAGGATTGGGTCAGAAAGCTATACCGCGATGCTAATTTGAATCCTGACATTATGTTTGAAAAATTTTTTGTTCTTAGAGACCGTTGGCGCGAAGAGGAACTATATCGTCGGGTCGTTGAATATATCGGAACGACAGAGTATGTAGTTATTCATGATTGTAATCAAAGAGGACCGTGTGATCGAAAGAAAATTCCAGAGAATATGGTCAAGACGTTTACACTCGGAAAGGGAACTAGTCATATCGAGAGCGATTGCATTTTCGATTATAGAATGGTAATTGAAAAATCTCAGGCATATCACGGACCTGACGGAGGATTTTCATGGTTCGTAGAGATGTGTAAAATAAATGCACCAAAAAAATATCTTCATATGTATACTCCTTTAGGACGTACAGACGCTGAAAATTTCCCGAATGGATATTATCGTTCAGATTGGATTGTGTTACGTTAAACAAAGTTTTTTCTCAATATAAATTAATGGGACTGTGTCCAAAGAGTTTTGGACCTTACTTCTGGGGTGCTTTCCACCTTGCATGTCTTGCAGCCATTGATAAAGAGGCTCTCAAAACATTCATCGAGACGTACCAAATGGTTCTCCCCTGTTTCGGGTGCCGTCTTCACTTTTCTCAATTACTCGCCGAGAACCCAATCCCAGATGTTGACCAGTTTAGATGGTCTGTCAATATTCACAATATCGTAAATGAACGCACTGGGAAACCAATAGTGACTTACGAGGATGCACTCAAGCACTGGTTATCAGGCTGTGAACCGGAGGCTCCAGAGCCGTTGTTCGACAGTACGACCATTATTCTCCTCGTGCTTTTAGTTCTCCTCGTAATTGCAATTTTATTTCGCAAGTAAAGTTATATGAGTGCTGCACCAGGCTCGGGCTCTACGGCGCCAGATTCAACCCCAGCTCCCACACCCGTTGCGACTCCAGTACCTGTCCCGATCTCAGTCCCCGTTCCAGAAATGCCGAGTGAAAAATCAAATATTTTAATAGACGTAGGAGCTCCCGTAGCAACCTGTGCAATCCTGATTGCGAGTGCTGTGATAAATTCACGTTTAAAAAGCGCAAACAATCCAATTACTCCAGCGCAGGAAGCAGCTAAAAAAATTTTCGAGAAATTCGTTAAAGGCGGTAAAGGTGGTTTTATTGTCGGACTTATGGTGCTTGCTTTAGTAAATGCACACTCGTCATATGTGAAGGATCACCCCAAACAATTCATGCAAGATACCTTCGCAACTGCGGGATTTGGCGCTATCGCAGCCGGATGGCTCACATTTACGCGCGGTCGCCCCGATTTATTTATGAATCACTTTGTGTTTGCCCTAATGCTCTTCTTTTTGTATCACGTGTGCCGTGAATTTGCTGGATATTTCACTGTTTTCGGAAACGATAAAATGACTGATCAAGAAAAGAAACAAGAGAACATTTTGTCCAAACCACTTCTAGTCATGGGAGGGTTAGGACTTTTATTTGCAGTTGGGCTAGCAATTGTTGCCCATACATCACCCGACTTTTCTTTCGGTATTTTCAAAGGTATAGCAGATACACCTTTTCCTCTCATAATCGAGACTATAGTATTCGTATTGATAGTTACTATAGGGGAATTAGTAGTGGCAAGAAATAAACAAGATTCACTTGTAAAAACAGCTGTGACGAGTGCGGGTATATTCACATTTGCCCATTTGGTTCTGCAAGGTGGTGGATTCTACGAACATTTGTACGATGGTCCTCCAAGTATCAGCTAAAGGCGAAACGCGTAATTTCACAAACGATGAGTTATGAACGGCTCTCACACGTTGAGCATATTCTCAAACGTCCCGACACTTATGTCGGATCCCTCGCTCCCGAATCTTCCTCCTATTGGATTCGAGACGGGGACTCTTTCAAGTTTTCTGAGCTTTCTGTTTCACCTGGCTTGGTGAAAATCTTTGACGAGGTGCTGGTCAACGCCATAGACCAGTACTCCCTGCACCCCAAGAAGGTTTCTAAGATTGAAATTATGACGAGTGAGGCTGGCGTTTTCGTTCGCAATTACGGAGTATCAGTCCCTATCAAAAAGCATGAGACTGAACGGGACTCCAAAGGAGTCCCTCTCTGGATCCCCGAGCTCATCTTTGGACACCTTTTGACAAGTTCCAACTATAACGACGAGGAGCAACGCGTGACAGGTGGTCGCAACGGTTATGGTGCCAAGCTAGCCAACGTGTTCAGTTCGAAATTTAATATCAAAATTAGTGATGGCAAGAAGATCTACATGCAAACTTGGACCGACAACATGAGCAAGGTTGAACCTCCCGACGTCGTCACCTCGCCCGACAAGATCTGCCCGTATGTGTCCATCACTTTTTATCCAGACTGGAAGCGCTTCGGTGGACCGGGTGAATTTATCAAACTCGTGGAGAAACGCGCGTGGGACGCGGCTATGTGGTGCTCAAAGGCGCAGGTTTATTTTAATAAGGAATTGCTCCAGGTCCCGAGCCTCGAGGAGTATGCCCGGATGCACGTAGGTACTGCTCCACTCGCCAAGATACACACTGATAACTTTGATATCATCGTAACTCACTCCACATCTGGCGCGTTCCAGCAGTGCTCGTGGGTCAATGGCATTTCCACAACAAAGGGTGGGTCTCACGTTGACAAGGTGACAAAGACACTCGTGGATGAGATTGCCAAGGACAAAAGGTGCTCGACCCTCAAGCCAGCCCAAATCAAGTCATCGCTTTTCGTATTTGTGCGAGCCGTTATTGTCAACCCCACATTTAGTAGCCAGACCAAGGCTGAGTGTACTTCAAAAATTTCTGAGACCATTAATTTTAAACCAAAATTCATCAAGGATATCCTGGCGACAGGAGTCCTGGAGGATCTCTTGTCCAAGGGACTCACCCAGGTTGACAAAGAGCTCAAGAAGACAGATGGGTCCAAAAAGGCGCGCATTTCTGGAATTCCTAAGCTCGACGATGCCAACTGGGCTGGAACTCACCGGTCGCATGAGTGCACGCTTATTATCACCGAGGGTGACTCGGCGAAAGCTCTTGCCATTGCCGGTCTGAGTGTTGTAGGACGTAACGCATTCGGCGTGTTTCCACTCCGGGGTAAGCCACGCAATGTTCGGGACGCTTCGGTAAAACAAGTGACCGATAATGAGGAATTTAGTAACCTGAAGAAGATCCTCGGGCTCCAACATGGTAAGGTCTATAATTCTCTGAGAGAATTGCGGTACGGTCGTCTCATGATTATGACAGATGCTGACCTGGACGGGTCACACATCAAGGGTCTGGTCCTTAATATGTTCCACGTGTATTGGCCGAAACTCATCGAGCTGGGCTTTGTGGTGTCTATGGTCACCCCAGTTATCAAGGCGGGAAAGACATGGTACTTTACGGAGGAGGCTTTCAGGGAGGCGTGTCAGGGTCAGTCGGCTCCGCCTACTGGAACAAAGTACTACAAGGGTCTAGGCACATCCACGAGTGCAGAGGCGAAAGAATATTTCAAACAAATTGAACGCTTGACGGTCGCCTTCAGTTCAGATGCGCACGTGGACGAGTCGATGCGCCTTGCGTTTGCCAAGGCTCTTGCAGACGATCGCAAGGAATGGCTCACCCAGCACATGGCATCACCTCCAAAGGTTATTCCGTACGGCACAGTCAAGACACTGAGCGTGAGTGATTTTGTCCATCGTGACCTGTCCAACTTTAGCGCCGAGGATATCAAGCGTTCTATTCCCCACGTTTCTGATGGACTCAAACCTTCACAACGCAAGGTGATTTACGCATGTCTCAAGAAGAACCTGACACAGGACATGAAGGTGGCACAGCTGGCAGGCTATGTGGCAGAGCAGACGGCATATCACCACGGCGAGGCGAGTCTCCAGGGAACCATAGTAAATCTAGCTCAGAATTTCGTAGGCTCGAACAACATGAATCTCCTCGAGCCATCAGGACAGTTTGGCACACGCTTGGCAGGTGGCAAGGATGCAGCCAGCTCCCGTTATATTTTTACACGCCTTGCACCTTGGACTAAGACCATATTCGATCCTACTGACAATTCTGTTCTAAAATATGTGGTTGATGACGGACAGCAGGTGGAGCCCGAGTTTTACTCACCAGTCTTGCCTATGATTCTCATAAATGGCGCTGAAGGTATCGGGACGGGGTTCAGCTGCTACGTTCCGCCGTTTGATGCAGAGGCGGTCAAGCACAATATCTTGTGCGGTCTTGACCAGGTTCCGATGGTTCCTATGAAACCTCATTTCAAGGGGTTCAAAGGGAAAATTACAAAGACGAAGGAGCACACGTGGGTCATGGAAGGTGTCGTGCACGGTGAGGGGTCTCGGCTCCACGTGACTGAACTACCACCTGGCAAGTGGATCCAGGACTTCAAGGAACACTTGGACGACTTGCTTGAAAAGGGCACTATTCAAAAGTACGAAAACCACTCGACGGAAACCACACCAGACTTCCACATCTGGGGAGCAGGGCTGGACGACCCTATCAAGGAACTGGGTCTGACCAAGACGATTCACACGAGTAACATGTACCTCATCGGTCCGAACGGAGCTGTCAAAAAGTACGCAAGCCCTGAGGAGATTCTCGTGGACTATATGGAGATTCGCGTCGGCACATACAAGAGACGCAAGGCGCACCTCCTCAAGCAGCTGGATGCTGAGATCCAGTGGCTAAGTGAAAAGGCACGATTTATAAGTGACGTGGCTGTTCACCCAAAGATACACGTGTTCAACACTCCACTCGCTCAGATTGAGAGTCAGCTCCGGCGTGAAAAGTACGACGATACTATTTGGTCAAAACTGCTTGATATCAAGACGTACCAGTACACCCGCGAAGAGGTTGTGAAGCTCCGGGATCTGTGTACTGCGAAGATTGCGGAACGTGAAAAGGTCAAGGCGACACCCGTGGCTCAGATGTGGAAGAATAATCTGCACGAGTTGTAGAGAGAATGTCAAAGGAGACATTCGAGAATATGCTCAAAATAGAGCGGAGAGTCCAAACGAAAACTATAGACTTTTATCAAGATTTGTTTCGTATCCACAACAGAAATGGTCCACAGCCTCCGACAGGTAACACCCCACAGCCTGCACCCCTCCCAGCGACGGGCGCCCCACAGACTGCTCTTACACCTCCTCCCTTGGAACAAACTCCCATTATTCTTTCACCCGTCGATGTGGATGGGTTTTATAAAGTAACTGGTCCTCAAGAGGTGACATTTTATGCCACGACAAACGTACTTACATCAACACAGGTGAGTGCTGGCTGGTCAGCAGTTGGTATCACAGGAATCTTGGGTCAGATCCAAGTCACTGGATACAGTAATGTAAATGGAGTTCTTGATAACTATGATTCGTACCTTTGGTCATTTACTCTTCAATCTGACATGGATCAGTCTGTTGAAGGTATCCAGTATGCAACAGGTGCAATCCTTTATCCACCTGGTCAGGTTCAATTCGTTTCACAAAAGGTGAGTGCTCCCCTATATGGATATTACACTGTAAATCAAGGAGTTATTAATTTCATTTTTTCAGTACCTCCTCCCCAGGGAACTGGTAAGGGGTGGATCGTGGAAAACCTTCCTGGAATTAAACCACCTCTGAGAATCACATCTTATAGTCAGGGTGTACGTACTTATGGGACAACAGCTATCGGATATGCAACTGATATTACAAACTCGGAAAATATAGCAATTCTGGAGACTGTTGACGGCAGTCCACTGCCCGTCACGAATGTTCCTGTATATGTCCAGGGATCTCCCTCCATTATTCACGAGGCTTATTACAGCACCAATTTCGTTCCCGGGTACTTTACCACAAATACATACGATCCCAAGGCGATAGTAATTTTGAATCAAAATATAAAAACAGGAAACTCATCGCCTCTCAGACAATTGAACGAGGGTACGGCATGGAACCCTCCACCGGTTCAGCTATATATAGATAAGAAAGACCGGGGGTTTTCTCAGGGGTCTGTGCTTGCTTTATCAGCAATAGGTCCTCAGGACACGTACCTGTTGAGTAATGACTATGCTAATTCTCAATTTTCATCTTTTTTCAAACAATACACAAACTTTGTGATGTTCCAGCGAGTGACGCCATTTCCACCACCCAATCCATCATACCAAGGAAATACCCTTCAAATTGAGTTGCGCCCTACAGAGTTGGGACACTTGCTGTCAAACATGTACCTTCACGTGAAGATGCCAGCCCTGAAAGGGTACGTCTACTCTGAACACATAGGGAGAGCTCTTATCAAACAAATTGATCTTCTAGTGAACGAAACAGTCATCGAAACTTTGTACGATGATTGGTACATTATTCGCGATCAGCTTTTCCTGGATGCTGATGAGCAGAATGGAGTTTTTGCAGCAGTTGATGCCCAGTCTAATATTTCCGCGCCCATTATCGGAACTGGTGGCACCCTAAATTCAAACGCATCATCAAATACGATTCACACCTTTACGACGAATAGCACTTTCACAATCAACACAGCCTCACAGGTGAATCTTCTCGTGGTGGGTGGTGGTGGCGCCGGTTCGAACGGTCTTTATCAAACTACAAACTCGTCGAATATTTACTATAGTCCTGCAAGTTCCACAACTCTCACGGTTCCTCTTTCGTCCATGTTAGGCGCAACTGTTGGTTCAAACACAGCTATCACTGCAAGCGTTTGGTCTGCAGCACCCTCCTGGTCAAATATCACTTCAGTTTCTACATCTGGAGTGACTTTGAACTTGGGCACCGCTCCCACGTGGGCTTCATTCGCAACAGGAACTTCCACAATCACAGTCGGAAGTAATGTGTTTACGGGAACTTCTGCAGATCTTACAACTATAAATCCTACAACTACGCCAGCCATAACCGTTTCACCAGCCGCCTCAGCTGCGCTCGTAGGTTTACCAGCCACCTTTGTTTCGCAAAACGTAAAATTTAGTGGGACGGTTTCGGCTGCCAACGCATCTACGCTCACAATCAACCCCGTGACCGGGATTCAGTGGATTATTCTACCTTCTGGAGTAAACCTGACTATTTACAATGCAATGGGAGGAGGTGGAGGAGGAGTCGTAAATCAGTCTGTATTTTTGCTTCCGGGGACATACTCAGTGAATGTTGGAACTGGGGGAACTCAGGCAAGTCCAAATGGAACTTCGTCGAGTTTCAATGGGTACATAGCTACGGGCGGGTATGGAGGTGCGTACGGCGGAGCGAGCGGGACTGCCTACACATCAAACTCTCAGTTTATGTATGTGAGTGGAGCATCTCTGAATACAGCATTTGCATCGGGTGGTGGCGCGGGTGGAAGTGCAAATGTGACGACAGGTACCGGAAGCTCTGCATTCACGACCGCGGGCACTCTGGGGCGTGGTGGTGTGGGAGTTTTGTTCAGTAACGCGGTTTATCCATACACGGCGTCTTACTTTGGAGGTGGCGGTGGTGGCGCCTCGAACACTGCAATCACAGGAACTCTCGTAACTCCCGGAGGTTCGGGCGGTGGAGGCGCCGGTTCGAGTAACATCACTGGGTTCTCTGCGCAAAACACAGCGGCAGTCAGTGGGACCGTGTACACGGGCGGGGGAGGCGGTGGCGCGTTTGGGAAAACTCCAGGAAACGGCGGTTCGGGTGTCGTGGTTATCTGGTACTCAGCAACTGCAAACGTCGTCCCGAGTTCGGATATTATCACGCCGCTCGAATTCTTCTTTTGTCGCAGACATTCGGCAAATAATAAGGCGCGTGAGAGACTCCGGCGTCCATACTTTCCTTTGTGCGCCATGTGGAATCAGCGTCTCTATGTGCGCTTCACTTTTCAGCCAAGTACGTGGTGGTGCAATGCACCCACTGGAAGTAGGATGGACATTTACTCACCAGATACAACAAATTTACCGACCCTCATCACAGAGGAAATTCTTCTCAATGACGACGAGCGTTTGTACTACATGAATACTCCACTCAAATATCTCGTACCCAAAGTTCAAAAGGAGTCAACCCTGTCATTCTCGGGTAACAACCCCTCTCTCGAGTTGACCGCCAGTTTTCCCGTTCAAACCTTGGCGTGGTTTTTTAGAAATAAGAACTATGAGAATGTGAGTGACGGTCGCTACTCGGACTCGCGGTATAGCTACGGGTACACGACGCAGTACATCGCAACTGGTATCCAACTTCAGTTCCCTTCGGGCAACTCCAACTTTGTGGATGTCATTAATACAGCAAAGATTACCCTAAACAACGTAGACATTCTCAGTACTTTCCAAGGGTCTCTTTATTACTCATTCAAACAACCCCTCGAACACGGTTTGAGTATACCATCTAAAAATATCTATACGTACTCCTTTGGGCTCACTCCAAAAGAGTACAATCAGGGTGGATACCTTAATTTTTCAAAATTAAATTCGCAAACAACTAACCTTTCTCTTACATTTAACCCTCAATATACCGCACAAATTACGCAGGGATATAATCTGTATATGTTCTACTATGGGTACAATCTTCTTCAATTTCAGGGCGGTTTCGCAACAACTCCTTTTCAGTAAGGAGATATCCGATGATACCATTCGTGATGCACCAGCGAATGAAATTGAGCTGGGCGACGGTGGTTGTCAGACCCTTGAATTCGATGCGCTCCGTTCGACAGAACGGGTCAAAAAGCTTTTTACTGTACCCGTCAAGGCTCGACTTGTATGCCACGTGTACAGTAAACATCTTACCGTTCGGGGCTGTATAAGTCACCTGCTTCGTCTTTGAATAATTCGTCACAAACCACTCGAGTTTACGAAGAGAAATTCCCTTGCGATGCTCCAAAATATCAAACAGTTGATCGTGATTTTTTGGGTCATCAAAAAAACGTTCGAGACTCGTCAGCAAAAGTGCAGACTTGTTCATTAATCTAATTAGTTTCTAAAGCCTTAAGTGTTCAAGTTTGAAGGACCGAGGGAACAGTCCCTGCGGGACTGACTAGGATTCCCACGGAGCTTTTACACGCTCGATTTGTTTCATGACAGGTGGAGGAACCTGACTCTGGTGAAACCCACAGTACCCATTCTCCTTTGGCTGTTTCATACAGCGCTTCTTACTTTTGAGAATACCCTTGCAGAATGTGCACTCCACCTTGGCAGAATCCTTCATGAGTTGTTCAACTGGAATATCGTACGTCTTGGAAACAAACTCTAGAGCACCGACGAGTCTGAGATTGACTCGACGACACACCTCCTCCTCGATCAGGTCGAGAATCTGTTGTTCCATCTTACTATCTATACTGTTGAAACTTTTAAGACCAATCGCACAGCGACTGTGATTCCTTTTTACGGAACAGTTCCTGCGGAACTGACTTTTAACCCGAAACGGGTGAGGAATGCTTTGCGTGCCTCCATCTCAGATGTGCTTGTTGTTTTGACCATGAATTTCTTGTCGAAAATCTGATCAGCACTCACCAACGGTTCCAAAAGATCCTGAACTGGTTTTTTGAATTGGTTGCTAAAATAATAATCATAATCAATTGGTACCCCCTTTTCACGGACCCATGCCGGATCTTCAGCCTTTTCGTACATTTTACCAGGTCCCTTGATAATAACAAATGGGACCCTGTCACCCTGTTGTGGCTCTGAACCCGGGGCGCGCGCCCTGATTTTGTCCCTGACCTCAACGTGCGCCATTTTCACCTTGTAATCCGCGGCAAGTTGTTTACTCATCAAGAGCTTCTCCATAGGCACCTTTCCATTCATGAGGTCCCGGGCAGCTTCCCGCGCCTCCTCGATGACAGGGCGTGGGTCACTCGATTCAAGAACCATTCCCAAGAGTTTTTTGAGTGTTTCTCGAACGAAAGGACAACTGTCACGCCTGACCACCTGAAGACCCTTGACATCAATCTTTTTGAAGGCGATGACACCCAACTTGTTTTTCTCATACATCTTGGCTGCGTAACGCTTTTTAGAGTATAAAAAGTAAGGATAATAAACCTTTTCAAGTTCGAGATCATTCGGAGCCTTGAATAGTTTAGTACACTGTTCGGCGGCTAATTCACCCTGCGTCCACGAGTAGTCGATCGCCTCTTGTCCTTTGCGACCTTGAACATCAAACTCGACCATCACTGAATCCGTGTCACCGTACCTCACCTTGGCACCCTGGAAGTTCTCTTCGACATAATTCTTGGTCATCTCAATCATTTGCCGACCACGCATAGTAACCGTGGATGCGATGGCGACGCACGGAAGCATGCCCTTAGAAGCACCAGTAAATCCATATATTGAGTTCATACTAATTTTGTAAGCAAGTTGCTGACCGTTATAAACTGCCTCCATCGGCGTCCCCTCAGCAGATGCCATCAGTTTCTTAGCCTTTTTGCGAAACGCCTTGAGATCCATCAAGATGACGGGAAGGAGTGAAGGTGCCGGAGCCTGTGCAAACCTGTGAGGTCCAAACTGCTCGTACGTGACCCCTGGAAGGTTGTCGTACTTTGGGTCCATCACAAGCGTCGAATAACACAGATTCTCGGCACACATGATGCTCGGATACAGGGACGCGAAATCAAGAGCCGTGATTGGTGTGTAGTACGCACCTGTCTGTGCCTCGAGGACCGTCGCGCCTTCGTACCCATCAACTACTGGACCCCCTGCTCCATACTTGAATGTCGGTATAACAAAGTTGAGTTCCCGAGCTTTCTTTGCCATCTGAGAAAACACCTTGATTTGCTGACCGCGCTCGCTCAGGAATGCCAGTGGGACCCAACATGCCTTTGCCATCTCAACCTGGTTCTGAATTTGACAAAGCTTCTCCATGAGTGCGTGCGGCAACTCCGTATCCTTGATACAATAATCAGCCACCTCCCCGAGTTTATCAGGATTGCCTTCAGCAAAACGCGCAAACATCTCCTTGGGTGGCATATCAAGCTTCTGATCTTTCAGAAAGTGCTTGGAGACATTATTCAAAGAATAACTCTCGAGCTTGTGCTCACGCTTCACATCCTGAAACAGGTCAAAAACGTACCGACCTTTCATGGGCACCATTTTGAGCATGTTGTTCCCGAGCGCGCTCGAACTCAGGTTCTTTTCGACAAGCTCGACAGTCTCCCCACGGACCCGACCCCATACCGGCGCCAGTCCGCAATGAATCGTCGCCCGAACAACCAGATATTCCAAATCGAACCCAAAGATGTTCCATCCTGTAATAATGTCTGGATCGATCTTTGCTAGGTACTTTTCAAACGCCTGAAGAAGTTCGCGTTCAGTTTCGAACGAGTCAAACCCTGCCGTCTCCTTGAGACACAGGCACTTGCGATCGAGGTACCCCTCTTTCCCAAACTCTTTCGTAGTCATCGCAATTTGGAAAACAACATCCTTGGGGTTTTGGGGATCGGGAAAGGCACCCGTACTTGAATAACACTCTATATCGAATGACATAATACGTAGAGGCGCCAGGTCGTCCCTCTGAATCGGCTTGATATAGTGATAATCAGGCGCCCAGAGATTCACTTCACACAGGGTTTCTGAATCTGGCTCGCAAATTCCAGGATCTACCCACCCCGTGGATGTAATTCCTGACACGTGCATAAATCGCAGGACCGGGTCTATGTTCGACTCGTAAATCCGCGCCCCTGCAAGTTCTGGAAATTTGTTATTCTCAATGCACCACGCACAGTTTCGGATTGATTTGTGCGTCTTAAATTCCATTTTCAGGAACCGTGAAAGTTCGCCATTTTGGAACCCCCAGAGATCCTTTGCATTTTGAACTTGACATGAGACGAGTCCACGCCAAAACAGGCTCTTCACGGTGTCTCTCGGTGCATCCGTACGAATGTAACAGTACGGGTTGAATTTTGTTCCTAGAGAGACTGATTTTCCATCTTCAGAACGACCAAAAATACGGAGAGTATATTGGTCGTCCTGGTCTTGTCCGCTCCAGGCAACCGCCTGAAACGGGACCATTCCGTTATTTTTAATAGTATTTTATCCCTTAACTAAATACCCGTAGCCCCAAAACCACCTGTACCACGCTGAGTGTTCAGCGCAGTGTTCTCGGTCGGGATCTCAACCACCTCCACCTCTGTGAAATTCTCGAGAATGAGCTGAGCGATACGGTAGCCTGGGCGAATCACAAAGGGCTGCTGAGAGTCAAGGTTCTGAAGAACCACCTTGATCTCACCCTGATAATCTGGATCGATCACGCCTGCCAGAGTGTCCAGACCGTGCTTCACGGCGAGTCCAGAGCGAGGTGCAATACGTCCATAAGTTCCTGGCGGGAGCTGAACTGAGATGCCGGTGGAGACAACCACGCGGCGACCTGGTAGAACGACGTAGTTGTCAGTGCTGAAAAGGTCATAGCCAGCGGCACCCGGAGTCGCGCGGACTGGAAGTTGAGCATTTGGATTAAGCTTGATAATATTTAGCGCCATTGTAATTTTACCACGCGCTCTGGCTTTAACTCGGTGGAACGAGTTAGAGAAATGAACTGTAGTATAAGAAATGGCATTCAAGTCTCTACTCCTGGATATTGATGGTGTTATCGTGCGTGACAAGTTGCTCCTGAGTCACGTAAAAGAGAATTGTGTCAACTATGTCGCTTCAAAGTTGCCAGAGTCTAAGAATCCACGTGAAACAAATAGACACCTATATCTTTCACATGGACATACAGCGCGTGGTCTGAATATGGTTTTTAAAATTGATACGAGCGATTTCAACGAAAAGGTGTACGACAAGAGTGTCATGGACCATTTGGCTGAGGTCATCTACGGTTCCGAGTTCCAGGAAGAGGCGAAGGAAATTCATGAATTGACGCAAAATGGCTGGAAGGTGACGCTCTTTACGAATTCTCCAATCGAATGGGCAAGCAAGGTTGCTCGTGCGATCAGTGATGAAGTGTTTGTTGTGTGTCCAGGCGATTTTATGAAACCAGAAGTGCCCATGTATACTCAGTTCCCGCAACATCATACACATATTTACGTTGATGATTCTATGAAAAATCTAGGGACGGCGCGTTGGTTACCAAACTGGCACTCGGTTTATTTCAATGAAGGTGAAAAGGAACCCCGACTGTGGTGTCCTCAGGTGGACAATATGTGGGAACTTTTGATGTACGTCAACTCAGTTGACCAGTGGACCCTAGATAATCATCTTGGTAATTAATAAAATGAGCAATAACTTTCTAACCTTGCTCCAGAAGCAACAAGAACTCCGGAACATTTTAAGTAGAAATTTAAACGAAGGTGCGGCAACCAGGACGCATCAGCTGATCACAAATCTTCACAGGAATCACCCTTATAGTCATAATGCGAATCTCATACGCGAAGCTAGACGGCGCTTAAACAACTATAATTTAGCACAAATTTCAAACTCAAACTCAAACTCAAACTCAAACAACAACGTAGCGCGTCGTCTGAATTTCAATAATGCCAACAACATGAACGTGAACAATAACTTCAACTGGAATTCAAATGGTAACCTTATAAATTTTCCCACTCGGTTGAGAAATAATCACGAGAGTTTCACATTAAATAATTTTAGACCAGGACAACGGTATGTTCAAGTAACACACGGTAATACACGTGCTTACTTCAATCTTAACTCATTTAGAACAATGTGGCAGAGGGGGAGTAGGAAACACCCACTCCTGTCACGAGTAAAACTTACACCTAATAATTTAAAAGTTGTGAGATTCAAAAATTAGAGTCTTATAAAAACTACCACAGTATTTAATATAAATGGCAGAGCTCAATGTTGATATTCTTGACCTCATCCAGAAGCGCATGGCGCAGGGACGCGTCACTTACGGACACGGTCTAAAGGAGGATTCGGGGTACGATTGGGTTAAGGAGGCGCTTGAGGAGGCGCTGGATCTTTCAATTTACCTTTCGGCACGCCTCGTGGAGCTGCAAAGGCGCGAAGCACGTAAAATCTGGGGTGACGCCATGAATGAGCAGGAACTCAAAGAATGGATCGAAATGAAAAATGGATATAAACCAGGGATGGATGATCCCTCAATTCCCAAGGGTGCGACGGTTTCACGCGATGTGCAAATATAGTTATAGAAAAGACGAGTGTGGGAAACATACGCTGTTTGTGTTGCACATATGAATGGCGGGCTTGAACTTACGCGCTCTCTTAGCCCTCTTAATTTCAAATGTAAATTAAAATGACTGAGGAGTACATTCATCAGCCCATGTTCACATACCTCGGGAACAAACGCAAGCTTCTTGACTTTATTGAAGAACAGGTCAATCACGTCAAGAAGAAGCTCAAGAAGGATAAGCTCGTTACCATGGACGGCTTCACGGGTAGTGGGGTCGTTGCGCGTATGCTCTCGACACACTCATCCGAACTCCACACGAATGATCTCGAACTCTATGCAGATATCAGTGCCAACTGTTACGTGAAGCAACCAAGCAAGGCTCAACAGGAAAAGATTGCCAAGCACATCGAAAAGATGAATGAGCTGGCTGAAAAGGGTCCTTACGTCGAGGGTATCATGACCAAGTGGTACGCGCCTAAAAGCACTGAGAATCCCAAGGAGGGTGAGGTCTGTTTCTTTACTCATGAAAATGCCAAAATTATAGATACTATGCGTAATTATATTGAGAAAAAGGTGGAGAATGACCTGACAGATTGGTGTCTAGGACCTGTTCTAGTACAATCTATTATTCAGGCAAATACCATGGGTCACACACAGGCTTTCTTCAAGGACAAGAACAACGTGGGCACTTTCCACAAATCCGAGTAGTGTTGGAAACGGGTATCCGCGCCTATCAAGATCACATGCCCCGTCTGGTCACCCGAGCCGTGCAAGGTGGAGTGTCATAACCAGTCAACCAATGACCTCGTGAAAAAACTCAAGGGTCCGTTTGACCTCATCTACTATGACCCACCGTATAATCAACACGAGTACAGCCATATGTATTTCCTTCTGAATGTGATAATCACAAATAAAAAGGCGAAAAACTGGACAGAGATCACGCATATGCCCGACAGGACCGAGCGCAATCAGTCTGACTATAACAAAGAGGACTTGGCTGTCAAAGCGATGACCGAGCTTATTGAAGACTCGCTCAAGATTTCCAAGTACGTGCTAATCTCTTATAACGACGAGGGTATCATAAGCGCAGAAAAGTGGAAAAAGATGCTTGAGCCGTATGAATATAACAAAGTGAAGAAAGAGTACAAGCGGTTCACCGGGGCGAATGGCGAAGCGGGTGAGGTTTATGAGATTCTATATCTCATCAGGAAATAATACCAGACTATCAGTAGATGCAGTGTCTTTGCAATCAAGACTTGCTTTATGTCATATTACCCTATTTCAACTTTTGCGAATTCAAAAGACGTAAACAATTGTTTGTTGAATTTGTAAATAGAATTAAAAATACACCAGGACTCAGGATTATCGTCGCCGAGAATGGTTATACCCTCCCCAAACTAGATGTCTGGAAACATATCAAAATTAAACCCAGTGAACCCATGTGGATAAAGGAACATCTTGTGAATATGGCTGCTCACGAGCTACCCAGAAACTGGAAGTATGTGTCATGGATCGACGCTGATATTACATTTTTAAATGAAAATTGGGTGGAGGATACGATCCAGGTTCTGGAACTTGCGAATGTCGTACAGATGTTTCACTCGGTTATAAATCTCGGACCGAACGGTGAGCCCATCAAGACGGACAAGAGCTTTGGGTACATGGCTCGAGGCAGTAATACGCCTTATTTAAAAAACGACAAGTACGGGTTTTGGCACCCAGGATATGCGTGGGCGTGCACCCGTAACGCCTTTGAGACTATGAAAGGGCTGATTGACTGGGCGATTCTAGGGTCGGGTGACAGACACATGGCGTTGGCGCTCATAGGGAAAGTCATAGACAGTTGCCCGGGAAATGTTCACCCAAATTATAAAAAACTGTTAATCGAGTATCAGGATCGGGTCAAAAACCTATCTTTGTCATGGGTCCCAGGAACCATCGTACATCATTGGCACGGATCCCTGGCAAATCGCAAGTACAAAGAAAGGTGGGAAATTTTAACTAAAAATTCATTCGATCCTTTGAGTGACATGGTCCTTCGAAGTGACGGGCTCTTGCAATTTTCCCGTGAAGGAAAACGACTCGCTGAACCCATTTCCAGATACTTTTTGGAAAGGGATGAGGATTCTTGATAAAAACAAGACTAATCTAAATAATATGGAGGAGGAACTATTTAAAGTTGTTAGGGTAAAAACTGGTGAAGAGTGTGGCGAAATTGGATTTCCTTCTGACCCGAGACCATTGAAGCGGCTCAGAGTGAATCCCACCGGGGAGGATATATACCTCTTACCGGATGGTTCGATTAGGAAGGATGAAGATCTGATTATATTTTTACAGAGAATGTGGAAAGATAAGGCGTACACACCGGGGACGGGGTGCATGTATCTCAAAACTCTATCGAGTTTTACTTGCGCAAATCTTGGTCAGGATCGAACCGGGTAGCATACCACGCCTTGGGTGCCTTTTTCTTGGTCACGAGAACGTACTTGTATGTCCTAGCAATTGCCCACTGAGGCGCGGTAGCACCCGGGCGACTCCCACCCGTTTTCCACGCTTTGAGTCCGCGGTTATACACGGTATTGAGGGTAGATCTTGAGATTCCCGTCTGCCTGGAAATAGCATTCTTATTAAACTTGAGTCCAGGGTACGTTTTGTGAAACAGTAAGGTCCACTTGGACTTTTTGCGCGTCCCGCCTGCATTGGAGCGTCCGAGGGACAATTTCGAGTAAGGAACTTTTCTCCGTTTAAGCAGTTCCTTTTCGCGTATGAGTTTCATAGATTTACTCAGACCCGAGAAGTACCTTTCAGTCCAGGTGAGTCTCACCTGGATGTGTCTTGGATGCCGCATCCTATTTCTTTATACTATTATTTTCAAGGTCTGGGACCCAGACCGATGTCCTCGTTGGTTGGGACGCATCCGCTACCGGTAGGCATGTATCCTGGGGCGCAAAAGCCGTCAAACTTGGCAGATGGAGCACTGGGAGCAAACATCTTCAAGAGAATGGCAAGTGCCAGGATTGCCAGAATCACAATAAAAGCAGTCTTCATTTGTATTCGCAAATATTAATTTAATAGGTGGGGTCCATCAGGTGGCTGTAAAAGACGGCGTTCGCCTCCCATGCTGGGGACATCTTGGGCGAGTACATCTCTGGGATCTTCGAGTCGGTTGAGATGCCAGCCTCTGACGATGCCTCGCCGATGGGCATGCACTCAGTCCCTGTAGCTGCCCATGGTGCGTAGTAGTACCCTGGGGGACACGTCTTGACCAGCTTGGGGCGGCGAAGAACCAGGACGGCAAGGATAACCACGAGCAGAACGATAATGACAAGGTTCATTCTTAATAAAAGAAAACAATTTTTTCGCACTCGAAAAGTGCCTTGATCTTTTTGATAAGTTTGGTATAGTCAGCCTCGAATTCCTCGTCGGAGACTTCACGTTCAAACCTCTCGAGATCGTCTGGGGTCAGGATGACCGCCTTGTCACATCTGTGGAGCTTCTCACGGGTCGCCCTATTTGTGGCACAGTACTCGTCAAAAGCTGCGTTAAATTCAGAACGGGTAGGGAACGTCTTGTCCTGATACAAGTTGTTGACCCATGAATCGAGTTCAGGGAACTCCCCATAACATTTTTTGAATTTTGAATCAAAATTGTCTGTCCACCCCAGCTTCACCATGACAAATTAAAGTCTCAAGTGTCTAAGGCATAAATCGACACACTATGTTCAGACGTGGAAAGTCATAGAAGGAATCAATCGGGTGCCAAGCCGCGTGAGGAATTTCAGATGGAAATATGATTGTTCTCCCAGGTTTCATTTCTACACAACTAGGTTCTCCACTATAGTTTCTATCTTCCCAGTAGTTTATACCATTTTCACCAACTTCGTTAGGTTTCAAATGAGGAAAAAATGCTGTACCTCCTGAACATTCATCATCTGTATTCAGAACTGTAAGCATAGTGAAATATCCCGGAATATCAGAGTCTGTATGAATTTTAGCCCAATTTGATGTTTTAGGTATAATTTGTTTAAACCAATTCGTTCGTAAATTTGAATCAATTAATCTCACTTGTTTTCCATAAATAGTCTCTATAATTCTTTTGATATTATCTATAAAATAAAGATTAGGTATAATAAGATTATGCGCGCAGTCATAATAGTCTTGGAAATTCCGACAATTTTCTACAAATTTCCAATTCCCAACAGGGCTTTTTATAAAAACATCTCTTATACTTGACCAGTCTTTGAAAAAATCATCTATGATAATTATAGGTATATTATCTATCATATTTACAGTACATGTGTCATTACACTCAAAGACTTTATTAAATAAAAATGGATACATAATTTATTTATGTTTCATTTATTTAAGGCATAAATCGACACACCATGTTCAGACGTGGAAAGTCGTAAAAGGAATCAACCGGGTGCCAAGCCGCGTGAGGAATTTCAGATGGAAATATGATTGTTCTTCCAGGTTTCATTTCTATGTTTATGGGTGCGCCGTAATTTTTTAAGTTTGACCAGTACGTCATACCCGTGTGACCATCGATAGGATCGAGCCCTTTGAAAAATGATGTACCTCCCGAACACTCATCATCTGTATTCAAAAAGGTGATTACTGTAAACTCCTTTCCCGGTTCATGCCAGTCCTGATGGACTTGCGCCCATTCTGAACTTTTTGGATTGATCTGTTTGAACCAATTTGTCCGTATTCCGTTATCTTCCATTATAGTTTCTACTCCATATACATGTTTTATAATTTTAGGAATAACCTTTTGAAATGGGAACCCAAAGTGAACCTTATAAAAATGGCGACAGTCATAATAATCTACAAAGTTACGGGTTCCCTCTGGCATTTTCCAGTTAAATGCGGGTGCATCTACGAATACATCTCTAATCTTTGTATAGTCTTTAAAAAAATTGTCAATTATGACGATATCATCGATTTTCTCAATATGAACATCTTCACTTATTGCAAAAACTTCATTAAGTAAAATGGGTCCCATCTTTCATTTTAAATTATTTTTTTAAGGACCTGCAAGCGAAGTATCATATTTATGCGTGACAAACCGAGATAGTGCATTGAGTCTAGGAAACTCTATAAAGTCTTTTGTGTGCCAAGAGGCATGAGGGATCTTCGTGGGATACACAAGGACTCTTCCTAGTTTCATATCTATATGAAGAGGCTTGACGGTGATATCCTGTGTTGACCAAAAGACGTCACCTCCGTGACCTTCTGGATCAAGTCCTTTGAAAAATGCCGTACCACCCGAAGATTCATCTTGATTATTTAAATTGATGAGAACCGTAAAAGATTCATGACCTGGACAATCATGGTGAATTCTTCCATAGTCCGACTCTCTTGGTTTAATCTGCTGAAAATAGGTGGTTCGAATGACATTGTCCCAATGATAAGTATCCTTCCCATGAACACTTTTGATTATATTACTAATTGCACCGTCAAAAGGAAATTCCTTCCACTTTATAAGTTGCATACAATCATAATAGTCTATAAAATTTCGAGTACCTGGTGGTTGTTTCCACATTGGTGCGGGCATACTTAAGAAAAACTCTCTCATCTGACCGGGTTCTTTGAACAAATTGTCAATGATTAAAATATCTCCAATTTGTTCAACATGGCATTCGTCGTTAACCGCGAACACCTCGTGCATTTTGCAAAATTTCATACTGTGATTACACTATAATTATTGGTCGATTATTGAACGCGATACCGTTAAACTGAGTAGTTGCGGCACATGTATAAGCTCCCATATTGTCCCAGGCAATCCAATCATCGTCTTGAATATCTACGGGCAAGTTGAGTTCCTTGTAAATGATGTCACCTCCATCACATGTTGAACCGAAGATTGTCATTGAAACTTCTTCTCCACTAATTTTATTCCAAAATTGATCTAGAACCTCCTTGACCTGTGGTTGGGCATGGTCGAAGAGTATGCAGTTGAATGCTCCATACAGACTTTCACTGATGGTTATACCGGAACCTTTTGTCCCAATGACGGGCGTGTACAGTGTCATAACTTGTTCGACAAAGTAACGCCCGGGCTCGGCAATAAGTGTAATGTCTTTTGGAGCACTGATGGTTTTAGGCAATCCAGAGGCGGAGGAAAATCCCCCACCAATATCGATGATGCGAGGGTCGTACCCGTGTTCGCGTGCCAAGTCCACAGCTCTCTCAGCGGTCCGCACCGCCTCCTCGAAAACCTTAGAACTGGATGCAAACGATCCGACGTGGAAGGAAACCCCAATCACGTCGAGACCGAGCGTCCGGGCTGTAAACAGCAGAACGTCCCAATCACGTTCCTCGGCGCCATACTTCACGCCGAGGTTACACCGCGCCGATGGGTCATCGGCACGGATTCTCAAAAGGAGCTTGCACTCAGGAAAAAAAGAAGCAATCTTTTTGAGCTCGCACACGCTATCAAACGTGGTCCGCATAACTTTCTTATCTTTCGCGAACACAATGTCACTCACACGTTTGCACGGATTTGCATAAAGAATTCGCTCTGGCTCAACCCCCAGGTCGAGAACAGCCTGAATCTCGGCTGGGCTCGCGCAGTCAAAGTTCGATCCCATCTTGGCTAGGGCTTCGATGATCTGAATATTTGGGTTACATTTGACTGCATAATATGGTTTAATTTGGGGAAGAGCCTCGGTCCACTCGTCATACACGCGCTTAAGTACTGAGAGATCGAGAGTGTAGAAGGAATCCTGGGGGGGAAACTCATAGAGTTTCCCTGGACCGACCATCAAGTGGTACTTGTTCCAAAGATTTTTATTTTTATGTACCCACTTAAAACTTTCAGCACTTGTGTCTGTAATGGATTTCAACTCGGATACCAATAAGCTTAAGGAGCTTTCGTACAAGTGCATTTTCGACAAACCCTCAAAGATGTCCGGGCGTGTGGCAGCTGCTATCCTCTTTGGCGTGATCCGTGCTGGGGAGATTATCGACTGGTGGTTTCCTGTTAAGGCGAACAAGCGTATGAATCACAATGAATGAAGATCAGCAAAGAGTCCTTGAAAAGGTCCGAGGTGGTTCAAATGTATGTATTACCGGGGGTGCAGGAACTGGAAAGAGTTATCTCATCGGTGAAATTTTCGGCGCTCTTCACGCCACAAAACATATGGCGGTTACTGCGATGACTGGATCAGCGGCTCTTCTCATCAGGGGTACGACCCTTCACAGACGGTTGTCACTCCGTCTCGCCAAGGGGACCGCTGCTGAAATCGCCCACAACATCTCTAAATATCGCAAGTTCACCGCCTACTACGACATTTTGGAACTGGACCTGCTCATCATCGATGAGTGCTCTATGCTCAATGATATCTTGTTTGACAAGGTTTCAAAAGTTCTTCAAATTTTGAGGAAAAATTCAAACCCGTTTGGGGGCATCCAAGTGGTGCTGGTCGGCGACTTGTACCAGCTCCCACCGGTCGAGGGTCGATACTGTTTTCAGTCGGACCTTTGGACCAAGTGTCATTTTCAAATTTGCGAACTTACACAAAACATGCGACAAAAAGATGACGAGCCTTTCATGGAGATGCTCAAGCGTCTTCGGCTCGGACGGTGTTCTCGGGAAGACCTGTTAGTTTTGCGTTCACTCAAGGAGACTCGATTTCCGGAAGGAATTGAACCTACAAAGTTGTACTGTAAAAATGTGGACGTGGATCGCATCAACTCCGATGCGCTCCAGAAGATCGGTGGTCAACTCTTCACGTTCCCAACCAAGTACACAGGGTCTTCTGAAGCGTCAGTGCGGTACGCCAAAGCGTGCAACGTCCCCGAACAGGTGACGGTGTGTATGGGTGCGCAAGTGATGGTCACGTACAACTACCTCCCGGCAGCGGGACTCGTGAATGGGACGCGAGGGGTCGTGACCGCCCTAGATCAAAAGACCGTCACGATCCGTCTACTGGATGGGAATGAAGAAATAATTCCTTTCATCAAAATTGAACAAGAGGACGACCCCGATGTCGGAGTTGAATTCATGCCTATCAAGTTGGCATGGGCAGTGACTATCCACAAGTCGCAGGGAATGACTCTGGATGCGATTGAGATTGACATTGGGTCAAACATCTTCACGGTTGGACAGGCGTACACGGCGCTGAGTCGCGCCCGAAACCTCAAGTCGGTACGAGTAGTTGACGTGGTGGCTCGGTCATTTTGTACGAGTGAAGATGTGATTGCTTTTTTTGGAAAGGGTCTTAGAGTCAGCGATAGTGTGAAAAGTAACTAAAATGATTTACGTGATCCGCGACGTAAAATACGATTGTAACTTGGTCTATGTCGAGACGCGCGAGGAGGCTGTCCGCATTTGCGGGGAGCTGCCGGGCGTCTTCACATGGGAACCGCTTGAGTTATTTAAAGCCAGGTCCCGTTTGTAAATCAAGATGGACCCCGCCATATGGGGCAAACTCCCTTGGGATCTCATCGAACAAATAGCCTTGTTCGCTGATTTTGACGGGCGCCGAGCCCTCGGCGTTCCTCCGGGCAGGCTCCCGCGCTCGGACTTTATCCCGCGTCCCATAGAACCCACGACGTGGAGATATTTTTCCGCGCTCAAAAAGCTCCTATACATCAACTTTGACGAGTCGTACGACGTGTACACTTGGGAGGTTTATGACGACATCGAGCCCGTGGCGGGTGGAGAAGCGTGGTTCCATGGTCCGAACGGATCACACAGGGGCGTGTGGAGAGGACTCGATGATTTCATTGAATTCGACAATAACGGGGGTCACTTCCCGTTCCACTTTGCGGGAATCCCTGAGATGTGTTAGAGACACCGAACGTGTAAAAATCAAATGGAAAAGGCTATCATAAAATGAACACGTCGTCCGCAAGATGCCCGGACCAATTGACCGGAGTCCATGGTCTTAAAGTTTTTTGACGCGTTGTTAGTATGAATCCCGAAATCTGGGGAAACATACCCCCGGACCTCATTGAACGCATCGCACACTTTGCAGACATTGATACGAGGCGTGCGATGGGTCTCAAGCCCCTAATAAAGACTTCTGGGACTGAAACTAAAATGGAGTATAACGATTTTATCGAACTGGCCACATTCATCAATATGTGGGACTTGGCTGACAAGGAACATCAGGAGCGATCTCGAACTGAATTCCGTCAGTTTATGGTAGCTATGGTCGATAAAGGTCCTGAGCATCTCATCGGGATCTGGCGGTTGTACCTGAAAACACGCCAACTCGACGATAAAGAAATGTGTGGTTTTGAAAAGTAATGTGGCGGCGCCGCCAAGTTGTTTGTAAATGCGAGCCCATAACTATGAGCATAATTGCAGCTGCTGTTACTCACAAAATTATTGAGAAAATTGACAAAAAGATTGAAGAGGGGATGGACAAGCGGGATCAGCTCGAGCATCTCCTTTTCAAAATGGAAAACGAAAAGGACACCGAGGTCCTTCGTGGTATGAGATCGGCCTACCACGAATTGTGTGCAAAGTATGAGATATATGACGCGGTGCCTCGTGAGCACAAGAGACGCAACTTGTGTTTCTGCTTCTAAAGACTTTAGAATGAAGATCAACAAAAGGTGATAAACTCGGTGAAGACGTGTTCGAGAAAACACTTTAAGACTGCTGGTTCTATTCTTATAGTAATGGCCACCATAACAATCA